AGAATACTTTTTTATGCAATCTTGCTCAAGTTCCCGGTGCTAAGATTAAAACATATCAAGATATGCTATCTGGTTCTGCTTCTCCAATCCCAGTTCCGTATGGTATTGAATATTCAACTAATATCCTAGAATTTGCAATAGAAGAATCTTTCATTAGCAGATTATATTTTGAAAAATGGCAATCTTCCATATTTGCAGTTTCTGGAGGAAATACTAACGCAATACCAATATTAAATAATAGAGTAAGATTCTATGATGATATTATTGGAAAGGTAAGAATAGAAGCAATATCAGTTCAAGGAAATATAGTACCAGCCACATATCAATTATATGGTTGCATACCAATGGAAATTATTCCAACCCAATTTGAAGCATTAAATGGCTTTAATAATGTATTGAAGTTTAGCGTAAACATGATTTATCGATACTACACCGTAACAACAACACAATGAAAGTAAATTGACTATGTTAAAAGAATTATTGATTGAAAATACTCCAAAGTACACTCAAATTTTACCATTCTCTCAGACAAGAGTGACATATCGTCCATTTGTAGTCCGTGAAGAAAAAAGTTTGATGATTTCCAAGGAAACTGCAGGATTTGAAGACTTAATGATGACAATACGAAATGTTATCAACAATTGCACGACAAATCTGCCAAATGACGATTGCAAAAACTTGCCATTTTGTGATTTAGAGTATCTTTTTATAAAAATTAGAGAAAAATCTGTAGGAGAGTCTGTTGTTTGCAACATTACCTGCCCGGTAACCAAAGAAGTGGTGCAGACTAAGATGGATCTGCAAAAAGTAAAAATCACTAGCAAGAAACCTGAAAGTAAACTGCAGATTGATTCAAATATTTCGGTGGTTCTACAGCAACCAACGATGCAAACCTATTTAACTTTGAATAAGTATGAAGTTAAACAGGAAGAAGATGGTGTTTTAGAGTTATTAGCTCTGTGTATTTCCGAAATTCATGCAAATGAAGAGGTTTATTACACAAAAGATCTACCACATACAGAAGTTCTCCAGTTTGTTGAGTCATTAACTGCAAAACAATTCTCAATACTGTTGAATTTTATAAAAAATATTCCAACAATAGAAGTATCGATAGATTATGTGGCATCTGATAAGGTAAAACGGTCAATTATATTGCGAGGATTTACCGATTTTTTAGAATTATTCTTGGTTATGCATCTCTGAGTGTTATTTTGCAGTTAAACTTTCAATTGATATTTGAACACAAGTTACCGATTGATGGGGTTGAAAGAATGCTGCCGTGGGAACGAAATATCTTTATGGATATGATGAAAGATTATATCGAAAAACAAAATGAAGCTATGAGAAAATAACCCATGAAACCAGAACATACCAAGAACATAAAAAAATTCATCAAGAAGTACAAATCTGTACTAAAACTTCCATTCATGAACAAGTTTTTCGGCGAACCTAGCACAGAAGCTGTGGGTAAGCCAATGGTAGAGATTTTACCTAGTATTGATCGGATTTCAGAAGAAGATAATACAGGTATTGCCAAGCTTGCTGCAAAATATGATCCAACTGCTAAAGTTTCTGGTGGTTTTGCAAAATCTCCGATTGTAACTATATTGAGGTCTGGCAATAAGAAAGAAGCAGCTTTAACTGGAGAAGTAAAGGGTGATGGTCCAGAAACTATCGTAAGAACTCTTTCTGGAGGATCAGATTCTGTAATTCCATATTCGTATTTAAAACCAACCGATACTCCTAGAGTTATGTCTGGTGGTAATAAGCTTATATCTCCTCATGAAAAATCAAATTCTGTAATTCCATATTCGTATTTAAAACCAACCGATACTCCTAGAGTTATGTCTGGTGGTAATAAGCTTATATCTTTACCAAAAACAGATGTAAAGAAGTTAGTAGATCTATCATTAACAAATCAGATTACTAATAAGATTATAAAGACGAAGAACAACGAATATACATTAAAAATACCGGAATATGGTATTGGTAAAAATATAATATCTGGATTGATGAGCGTTGTTAAAGCGGCCAAACCAGCAGTAAAAGCCGCAGCAAAAAATTTTGGAACAATTGGTGATAAATTAAATCCATTAACTGATGCGTTGAAATCTGCAAAAAAAATGGGAATGTCTTTATTTTCACAAGCACAGAAAGATGAATCCAGCTCTACGTCTCCTGTGTCTTCAAATCCCCCAACACCACCTGTTGTCACTAATGAATATCCTGCTCAGGCTGTGAAGGGAAATCCAGTCTCTGCGGCTGCTGCTCCTACTCCTGCGGCTGCTGCTCCTACAGTTTCTGCTGCTTCTACTACTACGGCTGCTGCCGCTGCTCCTACTCCTGCGGCTGCTGCTCCTGCGGCTGCTGCTCCTGCGGCTGCTGCTCCTGCGGCTGCTGCTCCTGCGGCTGCTGCTCCTGCGGCTGCTGCTCCTGCGGCTGCTGCTCCTACTCCTGTGGCTGCTAGTGGTTCAATATCAACAGCAACTGGACCAGCTAAGGGTTCTGAAACAAAAATCGAATCAAACTTCGACAATGGAGTAGGATCAGATCCACAACAAGCGCAAGCAGCAGCAGAAGAAACATTAAAAACAGCGGACATCCCAGAAGAAGCAGGAGCAGGTGCCGCTAGAGGAATTGCAGGAATTGTTGATGCAGTTACTACAGTTGCTCAGGTAGCAGCAACGATAGCTTTGCCTGGCGTTGGAGGAGCTGCAATGGGAGCATTAAAAGGAGTTGGAGCAATGGCTGGTGGTGCTAGTAAAGTTGCAGGAGGTTTGGGTAAAGTTTCAAAACTTGCAGGAGCAATGCCTGGTGGAGGTGGTGGCGAAGGTGGCGGGGGTGGTGGTGGAGGAATAGGAGTGCCTGGAGGAGGAGGAGGAGGTGGTATGGGTTCTATGCTAGGAGGCATAGTTGGCGGTGGAGGAGCATTAGCTGCAGTGGGAGGAATTGCGGCAGGAGTTGGTGGGGTTGCGGCAGGACTAGGTATTGCAGTTGGAGGACTTGCAGGGGCATATGCTACTGTGGGTGGTAAACTAATAGATGCAGTATTTGGAGGAAACGATAAGAAAGAATCTGTGTCTGTATCAAATGATGCTAGATCTAATGCTACCATTGTAAACTCAGTATCTAATCAATACGACGTATACAGAAAAACTGCAGATGATTCATTCATGTTACCAAATTACAGAAGAGAATATGGTTAAATAAAAAGAACCCCACCGAGATGGGGTTCTTTCTTAAGATTAACTAATTACAAATTATCTCAGTCGCCAGCTAGCTTCTGGAAGTACGAGAGAGAATCCATTTCCTCTCCTGGCTCATCTGTTGGAGATGGCTCTTGCTTCTTACCCGAAGTCTTACTACGACTCTTAGCAGACTGCCTGTTTTCTTCCCTAGGGTCCTTGCTGTCGAATGGAGTCTCAATCGTCTCGTCTTCGGCACGACTTTGATTATCCATAACGCCAGATCGAACATCATCTCCAAGAATCTCATACAGACGAGTCTTCAGAGTTGCATAGTCCTTGAAGTTCTTTGGAGAAACAAACTCATTGAGAGGATATTGCTTGTTCCAAATTGCTTCCAACTTTGCATCATCTCCACCAAGTAGAGGAGATGCAGGAGAAAATTCTGACTTGTCGTAGTTGGTATAACCAGCCACCTTACGAATCTTCAACTTGAAGTCAGCACCCGCCCAGAAGTTAAACGGATCCATTGCACTCTCATCCTTGAATTCTGGATACATTGCTTCCTTGATCTTATCGAAGATCTTGATACCATACTTGAAGAGGAATACCTTTCCTTCGTTCTGTGGATTAGATTCATCCTTGATTACAAGAATGTTGGAAATGTAAGACAACTTACGCTTGCGCTCACGAGCAATGTTCTTGTCTGATTCAATTCCACTATTCCACAATTCGTTATTCAACTCGCACACAGGACACTTTGCACCGCTTGTTGTCAAGCAGTTCTCAATGAACCAACCATTCTTTCCCTGAAAGGCATGAGAGTATAGTTTGATGAATGGAAGTTCTTCCTGCTTCGGTGCTGGCAGAAACCGAATTACTGCATACCCGTTTCCGGACTTATCCGGTGTGGCACGCCAGAAGCGATCATCCTTATAATCCTTCTTTCCTTCGATACTCTCAAGAGCCTTCGAGAGATCACTGATGCTTGACTTTGCCTTGTTCTTAAAATCGCTAAATGATGACATTCGTATCCTTTGTGGGATCTACCCACGGTTAAATTTTGACGGGAACTCCCCGCCTCGACATAAGTAATTATAACACATAATACTTAAATTGGTAGTTTATTCTTTATTTTTGGTAGAAGATTAATCTGGCGTGCCTCTTCTTGAAGCTTCTCGATGATTGGTTTTGTTAGAAACTTTGCAGCAACTTCTGGTTCAATCTCCATGTCTTCGGTGACAGCCATCACGGCTTCTAAGTATGTGCCATTCCACTTGCTTATGTGTATCTCCACTTTTTTACAAAACTGTTGTTGCTTTTCTGGATCAAATATCATTTTAGTTCCTATTTCTATGGTTATACATACTTTTACTAATACGGAGAATTTTAATGGCAGACACCGATAAAGACCTGACGATTGATGTTTCAGGAAACACCGCAAGTATAGCAACAGATTACTTATATGTCAATGGTATAAGTTCAGATGCTGCACACGTTCAAATAACCAAGGTGATGTGGGGTGCAAGCGGAGAAGCATTCCGGGTATCGCAGACTACTCCTCTTCCTGTTAATATTTATTCCACCAATCCAAGTACTATACTAGGAATATCTGGCTCTGTGTCTGGAACAGTCACTGTGCAGAATAGTGGAACTACTGGTGGCTTTGTATATGTCAAAGGAAGCACTGGATATCAATTACCAGTCACTGGAAACATTCAAGGAGTGACTAACGGAGTTCTCATCGGTGTTACAGGAACTCTGAAAATTTCTCAACCAATCATAGTTGGTGGAGCTGGTTCTGCTGGTAACACTGTTAATGCTGTAGCAATTACTGGTGGTAGATATTTCTCATCTTCTACCGACAGTATTACCGTAACAGGATCTGTTGCTGTTAGTGGTGGTAGATATCTAAACGCAGTCACTGATACTGTATCATGCCTTGGTTCAGATCTTGGTAGTAAAGTTCTCACCAAGCTATTTGATTCTGCTGGTTCGACTTTATCATCCACAGCTAATGCTTTAAACGTCTATATGACTAATGCTGGCTTTACTGCAACTGTGAGTATATCTGCCAATACTGGAGTTTCTAACTATAACAACATTCCTCTTGTTGTTGCAGGAACCACTGGTGGTGGAGCTATTGTTGTAAAGGGCGAAAATGGGGATGCTATCGAAGTCACTGCTACTACTCCTCTTGATGTAAATGTAACGAATGATCTATCGATAGATGATACTGCAATAGTTAATGCTCTTACTTTAGAGACGAATCCATTAGTATCGCGCTTGACAGATATCAAAACAAACACAGCAGTTATATCTTCGCTCAAGACAGATATAACCAATGGAAATCTTAGAGCTAAGATCTCCGAGATTACTCGACCAGGCAAAGTAGCTAGTGCGACTAAGACTATAACTCCATCTGCTGGTCAGTTGGAAGCAAACATAACACTCAAGGTTGGAGTTACACTCAAGGCACACAGCACCAACACAGACATTGTGTATGTTGGTGGATCTGCATTGCTTACTAACACCACCGATGGGTATCCACTAGAAGCTGGTGAAAGCATATTCATAGAGTGTGCTAATGTTAACGGATTGTATGCCAGATCAGTTACTGGATCACAGAAGTTAAGTTACATCGGTTCATGATATGTCAGGAATACGAAGAAACACAAAAAGAACATTCACACAGAAAGACAAGAGATCATTTCATCTTGTTGGCAGTGATCTGTTTTTTGGATTAGTGTTTGCTTCGAAGCAGAGTTATTACTATAAGGTAAATAGAAACTTAGTAACAACTCCGTCTTTCACATTCTATAGCAATCAGACTAAAGTAATAATTGATTATAGTAATTCTAAGAACGCAGATGATCTGTCGTATATCTCTTCATTCTTTAATTCTCTTACTTCAGGAATTACATTTGAATATACCGATACTATCTATGTGAATGATGCATCTGGTACATCAGCTGACCTTTCTGGCATTTATCAGTTCACATCATTTGAACAAAATAAGTTAATAAAAGCTAACTTAATTTCAAATGCTAGTATGCCCTCTTCTAGAGATTTCTATAATTCTAAATTCTTTACAGACACACCACAGCTGAATAAATCCGGTGGAGTTTCCGATACCCAACAAAGAACCAATATAATTAAAAATACTATTCCAAATGGATTGTATTCATTTACTCGGTTGGGTGCTAGAGTGGGTGACTATGTTGATTTTTCTGGAACTGATAATAATAAATGGACAAAGTTAAAAGTAAAAAATATATTCATCGATACTGATGGCTTTGAATGTATTGAAGTAGAATCGGCAATCGCTGATGAGAATCTGATAGGAAATGGTATCCTAGTTAATTTATACTTCGAGGGAGAATCTTCAACAGAAGTTGATTTAGATAATAAAACTTATGGAACCTGTGTGCTTAGATTTGTAGATGGTTCTAGTATATGTTTACCATCCCAAAATTCATTTCAATGCACAGATAGATCAACCCAGCTAAAAGCAGCATCGGCAACATATACTCCATACGTCACCTGCGATGATATCAATTCACTATCAACAACAGTTGCAACAGTTGCATCAACAAATACAACTGCTGTAGTGCCGACTCCCACCGTTGCTCTAACAACAACTGATGCCACCACAATATTAGCTATATCAAGCACTGTTAGACCTAAAACTACAGTTAAGAATATAAGTATAAAGCTAGCAACAATAGGCGGAAAACTAGCAATAACTCAAGATGGAATAGCATTAAACGAAGTTGCTGTTGGAATTGATACCACTATAAAGATATCAACTAGCGATCCGACTTTATTAAATTATTCGTTTGCGTTCTCTTCTACAAATCCAGAAAAAATAGTAACACCAATCGTGGATAATATTATTAATATTGGAAAGCCAGGAACATCAAGTTCATATATTTCAATACAGACTGGTAAACAAAATAAAGAAATATATCTAACGTCTTCTTCTAATAGAAGTTTGTTCTTTAAAATAAAAATAGTTAAATAAAAACACCCCTGTTGCCAGAGGTGAGTCAATTCAGATGCGGGATGACCAGTCCCCACTGCTTTAAGCAGCCATTGCTAATTGGTTAGCAATCATGGTTTGCAACTGTTTATTTACGTTTCTTGTTACCCGAAACGGACATCTACTTCTTCACTACTACTTGCCAATCGATACCTTATCGGGCCCCTTAACAACTAATACTTGGGTTGGTTCCCATGAACCGAATGGACCCGAGGGGAGTCGAACCCCTGTGTTGTGCAACTCTCGTTCCGAGATCAACAATGTCAATGCAAGAGGAGGGATTCGAACCTTCGTAGAAATGAATCAGCAGATTTACAGTCTGCCCTCGTTGTCCGCTTGAGTACTCTTGCTTAATATATCAAAGCTTAGCGCGTGTTAAATTTAATAGTTTATGAATTTGCAAATCACACTGAGTGTCTCTTTGTTTACCTGGCCAGAAGATATAATCTTTGGCAATGTTCTTCTTCAAACTTACAAGCAATGGCAGAATAACCTTTTCTATTTCTCCCATTCGTGCCTTTAACAACTCATCGTATTGATTCTTAACGGCAATAGCTCCATCGCATGTGGAGTTAATTTCTAGGATCATATCGAGCTTAGCTTTAATTGCAGCAATCTCATCTGAGTCTGCAGGAGATGGTGCTATAAGCTCGCCTAGTTCACTCTCATTGACTGTACTAAAACCAAAGTCAGTATTTAAAAGAGAAGGGTCGATGTTGTATGAGAAAGGATCTGCCATAATATTATATA